GCCAACCGCACCGCGCTCGCGCACCGCCGCGCCGGCCGCCTCCAGGGCGACCAGCTCGGCACGGACCTGGACAACCGACGCACCGGTGCGCTCGGCCAGCTCGGCGGTGGTTATGCCTTCCGGGTTGGTCAGATAGCGGAGCAGATTCATCGGGCCACCTCCTTCGCCTTCAGCGCTTCAGGATGCACAAACAGCTCCACCCCGCTGCGCAGCAGGTCGCGTTGGGTTTCGCGGAGCATGGTGGGGTCCAGGCCGAGCTTGCGGGCCAGGGCTTCGGCGGCCCAGCGGGCGCCCATGGTGTTGCTGGCGGTACGTTTATCGCCGCGCACGGTGGCCACGTAGGTGCCGGTGGTGAAGCGGGTGCGGATCTCAACGGGCATTGGCCACCTCCAGCTTTGCCATCGATGTACGGCAGGTTTGAGCAACATCGACTAGCCAAACCGCCAGTGCATGCGGGGTCGCTTCGCGCTCGCGCTTTGTCACCTCTGGCCTGTATCGCTGTTTCTGTCGGGCTTTACTGGAGGCGATGACATGGCTGGCCTCTCCCATGCGGTACGGGATTGGGGGAAGCTGGTCTGGGCTGATACCGCAAATGTAAAGCCGGGTGAGCTTTTCGGCCTTGTGGCCCCACCAGAACTGGGAAACAACGAGTGTCCAGCCGCCCCACGCATCAATCTCGCCAGGCTCCGGCAGCGGTTTCTCACGCCAGAGACGGCTGCTTACTGGATGTTCGAGTACACCGCCGAAAGCGCGTACCTGGTCAACTGCCCATAGTGCGAGCTGCTTTTCGTCTGGGCGTGGCTTCGCAAACTGACGCAGCCGGCCCCAGGCTCGGCATGGAGGATGGGCGACCACTGGCACGCCGCCTGCAAAATTTCTGGCATCCCGGTCGATGTCGTATACATCACAGCCTGGAATCGCCTTGTAAATACTGTCGGCGCGCGCGAACAGAACAGCTACGGATGCAGGCTCAACGGGCATAGCGGCGGCCTCCCTGGGCTTTCTTGGCGGCGAGGTTGGCCATGTAGCTGGCCCACTCGGCGGCTTTGCGCTTCTGGCGGATGCGGCTGCAGGTCTGGTGCCGGCGCGTGGCGCGCGCCTTGCCGCAGATGTCGCAGAGGCTGGGCAGGTCCAGCCGGTGGCTGGCCATGGATGGGCGTTCACGCATGGCGCACCTCCACCCGCTTGAACTCGACCACCCAAACCCAGGGGTTGGCGTGCCAGCTCTCATGACCGTTGATGGAGACCCACAACGCTGAGAACAGCTCATACGGCGAGTAGTAATTGCCATCAGGGTCAATATCATTTTCGCAGCTAAGCACTCCCTCGGCCTTGGCCTGCACCTCGGTGATGTCCTGCAATCGCTCGACACGCACGTTGGTGATCTCCAGCATGATGCGAGAGGCCCAGCGTGGCATGTGGATGCTGGGTCGCCACCGCGCCTGGTGCAAATCCGCATACCAGCAGCTGAAGTCGTACTTCTTCCAGCGCTGATCGACGTAGTTGAAAGCGCCATCTTCATCAAGGAAAAGCTCTTCCGCCATCAGGTCACGAATATCACCATCCGCACGATATGCGAGCGCCGGAGCGCCGCACATATTCACGTCAGACCATGTCTCGCGCACCCAAAGCCGATCACCGGGTTTGCCGTACGGGCACGACTTCCACCAGGTAGTACCGAAGCGAGTGCTATTAAGCTCTACCATTGCCTCTGTAGCTGAGAAATCGCTGGGGAAGATGGTCTCCGGTTGGCTGGATTTGATTACAGCCAGCCGCGTTACTGTCTTGGAGCCATCCAGGATGGCGCGAACCATCGCGCTATTGAACAAAATCGGACGCTCACGCATGGCTAGCCTCCTCCGCGAACAACACCTCCCAGGGCGAGCTGACCTGGTTCAATTTCTTCTTGCCGGCGTTGCGCTTGATCATGCTCGGCGTCTCGGCATAGCAGGCCTTGCAGACGCTGCCGAGGCCGTCCGACTTGGCGGCCTGGCGGTAGAAGAACTCGGTATCGGCCGGCCAGGTGTCGCCGCACTTGCGGCAGAGCTTCTCGGGGACGTCGGCGATGGTGATCAAGTGCGGGTGGCAAGCTGGGTTATGCTGTGCCCCGCCTCCCTGGGTGTGATGTGCTTGCATGGTGCTTCTCCTTGGGTTGGTCAGGCCCTGGTGAGTTGCCGCTCACCGGGGCCTTCTTGTTTTCAGCGTGCGATCAGCAGGAACAGGTCCGGCAGGTGGTTGGCCGCGGTCAGCAGGCCGGCCAGGCCGGTACCGATCCAGCCGGTCATGGCCAGCCGGGCGCGCAGGCTGAGGCTGGGTTCTTCATCGTCGTAGTGGTTCATGGCCGCTTACCTCTGCGATTTCTCACCAGCTTTTTCGGCCAGCGACCAGAGCAAACCGCTCGCAGCCCCTTCAGGCAAACGCTCCGCGCGCGCTTCGCCCTCCTCGTAGAACGAAATGAGCAGCCCGCCTTCGCGGAACACGTCCGGCACCCGCTCTCCAATCTTCTGTGCCGCCTCGCATGCCCGGAGCCAAACTGGGCCTAGCGCAACGAGCTTGTCTGCAAATGCCTGCCTCTCGTTCGCCAGCTCGCGCTCCGCATCCAGAACTCGATCGTTCGCGTAATCCAGCTTGAAGAGCGCCTCGCGCAGGTCTGTCAGCGGCGTGGATTCGGTAGTTGGTTTCTCTTGCATGGTGCTTCTCCTTGGGTTGGGGTGTTGCTCGACCGATCAGGCGTTGCCGCGCCCGGTCGGGTCGGGGTTCTGGAAGATCCAGCACTTCACGGTTGTGCCGCGCTGGGTGAGTTGGTTGTTGCGGCGGTTGAAGGCCGCGCGCACGGCGCTGTCCACGCCCTTGTTGTGGGTCAGGTATTTGCGGGAACGGCTGTTGGGCAGCAGGGTGCGCAGGGTCGCCACGTCCGCCAGCTTCTGCTTGTGCTCGGCGGCGCGCTCGGCGAACTCGTTGAGGTTGATGGCGATCACGTCCGGCTTCTTCGAGTGGTCGACCACCGGGTCCTCGCTCAGGCCCTGCAGGTAGTCGAACACCTCCCAGAACTCGGCCACCTCGGCCGGGTCGGCGTTGACGGCGGTCTGGCGAGCCAGCGCCATGGCGACCAGCTCGCGCTGCGCGCCGGCGTGCTGCCGATCGGTGAGCGGGATGATCAGCCGCAGGCAGTCGACCAGGGCGAGCAGCTGCGCGTGGTTCTTGATGATTCGCTCGATGCGGATCTCTTTCAGCTCGCGCAGCGCCTGCTCGTGTACCTTCACCTGGGCGCGGAAGGTCTCCAGCACCTTGCCCTCGGCGCGGGCGGCCATCAGCAGGAAGTGGCTGACGTCCATCGCGCTCAGGTGGTTGAGGTTGTCCGCCGCGGCGCGGCTGGCGGCCGTGACCTCGGGGCGCACGAAGTGCAGCTTGACGATACGGGTGAGGATCGCCTCGCTGGCCATCACCGTGGCGTTCTGGCTGAACACCAGCGCGCCCCGGAACGGCGGTGCATTGGTGTCGTTGCCGCTGTTCTTCACACCCGTCATGCCGAGGCCGCGCCCGTTGAACAGCGGTTTGAACTGGTCAAAGTCGAAACTCTTGCCAGCACCACCCTCGCTGTCGCTACGGTCGGCTTCCAGCATCACGACCGGCATGCCGGCCGTCTGGCTCAACCAGCGACGCAGGCCCGCCTTCGAAATTTTCAGCGGGTCTTCGCCTTCCTCATCCTGCCGGCCGAACAACTTCCAGAGGAACATCAGCAAGGTCGACTTACCCGCGCCCGCCTCGCCGGTTACTTCCAGGAAGGGGAACGACTGAAACTCCGCCCGGATTTGCTCGGCGAACAGCGAGCCGAACCAGAACGCCAGCGCGACGATGCCCTGGGTGCCGAAACAGGTCCACAGCCAGTCGAGCCACTCGGCGCGGTAGCCTTCATCGGTACGAGCGATTTCGAACTTGATCGACTTGTTCAGCGTTTTCAGGCGCAGCTGCTTGAACTCGAAGTAATCCTCCTTGTTGGCCTGCTCGAGCACGCCGCCGCGCACGGCCAAATCGCCGAAAACGTATGTTCCGTGCTCCTTGCTAAAGCCAACGAAATCGATGGTCTGGACAGTTTTCAGCCCGTAGAGCTGGTCCTTCATGATCTTGTCCAGCTGCGCGCCGGTACCGGTGAACACCGCGCCCGCGGCCATGCCGAGCAGGCGCTTCTTGAACTCGCTAGCGGCCGCTACCTGGCCGCCGGTGAAGGTGTTGCGCACCGTCGGCTCGTCGTGCGGGAAGTCCACGCGGAAGTAGTACCAGGACTCGTCCGTCACCTCGTTGCGCTGGAAGTAAAGCGCCTGCGGGTAGCAGTTGGCGATCTCCACCACCGCGCCGCACTGGCGCAGGGCCTTGTCGCGGCGCTGGCGGTCATTTAGCAGCTGGTCTTCCTGGCGCTCGGATTCCTCCAGGTGCTGCATGGCCTTGTTGAACTTCTCCAGGTCCATCTTGAACCAGTACAGGCGGTTCTCGAACGCGAAGTGGAATTCGTGGCGCTCGCGCCATTCGTACATCAGCGCGCCCTTCTCCGCCGCGCTTTCAGCTAGCAGCAGGCTGCCGTGGTAACGGGCCTCGCGCAGGTCGCGCTCGATCTGCTCCTCGCGCTTGTCGTCGCCCTCGATAAAGGCCCAGCGCTGGTGAAGGTCGTTCCAGTCCACCTTGCGGTCGCGCTGCGGGATCTGCGCGGCCTCGCAGGTAAAGCCCAACTCGCGGGCCATCCTCGCCCAGCGGCGGGTATAGCGATGCGCGCCCGGCTCGTTGTCCAGCGCCCAGACCAGGCGCGGCAGCTTGCGGCCCGCCTCGGCGCGGGCCTTGACCAGCGCCTTGAGCGATTCGGCCGGGAAGGCGTTGCTGCTCATGGCCGACACGGCGTCGAGTTCGTGGTGCAGCAGCGCGATGGCGTCGAAGATGCCCTCGACGATCCACAGCTCATCGACCTCGAGCAGGTCCACGCTCGGCGGGCACCACCAGTAGCCTTTCATGCTCTGGCCCGGCGCGAAGCGTGCCTTCTGCTTGCCGAAGCGGTGCGGGCGGTCGATCAGCCGCTCCCAGTAGCCACCCTTCTCCAGGGTGAAGCGCACCGTGGCGCTGCCCTGGGCGAGTTCGCGGCTCCAGTAGTTCTCCTGGCTGTACCAGCCGCGGATCATGCCGAGGTCGAAGCCACGGGCGAACTGCAGGTAGGCATCGGCGCTGGCCGCCGGCGCCTGCTCGGTGACCGGTGCGCGCTTGCTCCAGTCGTCGAACAGGTCGTCGAACAGCTCTTTCACGTGCCACTGCTCGCCGCACTTGCTCTCGCGGCCGCACTTGATGAACCACGGCTGGTCGTAGCGGGAATAGAGCTCCTTCTTGCCGCAGCTCGGGCAGGTGCCACCGCGCATGTAGTCGGTACCGGCGCGGCGCTTGAGGCCGAAGTCGCCCTCGAAACGGCGTAGCACCTCTTCGCGGATGTGGCGGTCCATTTCTTTCATTGGGCCGGCCCCCAGACGAATTCGTGCATCTCTTCCCGTAGCGCCTTGTGTTCTTCGCAGGTGATCACGTCGCTCTCCAGCAGAGCGCTGAGATAGCCGCCCAGGCGGCAGATCATGCGAAATTTCTCGTCGTAGTCGCGTGCCTCGACCAGCTCAGCCAGCTGCTGCTTAAACATGTAACGCGCCGGGTCGGCCGCCAGCGCCTCGCAGGCGGGCATCGGATGAGTGCTCATGCCTTGGCTCCTTGGCGTGCCTTCACCAGCTCGCGCATGGTGCGGTTGAGGCCGGCGATGTGCGGGTGGTCGGCCAGGATCTTCGGGCCTCGCAGCCCCTGCGGGGTGTAGCGATAGCGATCGTCGTACCAGCAGGCAGCCATCAGCTGCTCGTACTGGCTGGTCAGCCAGCGCAGGTAGGCCTCGGCCTGGGCGGGCTTCAGCTGGATATGGATGGAAATGTCTGTACTCATGGGGCCACCGTTCGGGCGCAACTTTCCCCTACCCGCGCAAAGGCGGGCATGGGCTTGGGTCAATTCAGGGGGTGATCAGTGAGTGGCTGCTGCAGCCAGCGGCGCCGCGGGCGGCTGCAAGCGTGCCGGCAGGTGGCGCAGGGGGATTAATACCGCCTCACCCGAAAAAAAATTCACCAGGGCAACGCGGGTCACGTCCGGCGTGCCGTAGTCGATGCCGATAACCGGGCGCTTGAGGCATTCCAGTTCGCCCATCGCGAGGTGCACCAGGCGGTCAGCCATGAACGCAGGAACCTCCAGCGAGTTGACCAGGTAGCCAACGGCACGCTCGAACAGGTGGCCATCGTCGGTCAGGTGCTCGCCCTGATGGCGCTGCAGAAAGGTCAGCGCGGCGCGCTGCATGGCGGTGCGGTATTCGTGGGCATCGTTGATGGTGGTGACGTTCATGCGGTTGCTACCTCCGGTTCCATTTGGTCGAGCATGTCGAGCTGGTCGGTCTTCTCGCGGCTGTCGCGCAGTGCCTGCATGCGGCGCACTGATGGCGCCACCGGCAGTACCACGCGTGGTGCATCCAGCCCGGACGGGCTGAGCGCGTAGTCCCATGTCAGCGACCCGGTGTAGGTCGCACCGCAGGCCATGTTCATGCACTGCGCGTACATCGTCTTGAACGTCGGCGTTTGCGCCTCGCTGTTGCGGATGCGCATGCGCTGGCCACAGGCCGGGCATAGGCATTTGTATCCGCCGTTATTCGCTACGCTCACGGGTTCCCCTCCCCAATACCCTGCCGTGCTTACGGCTGCTTGCTGTGCAGCACGATGACTGCGTTGATTTCCTCATGACGGGCAGCCATGTGGCGGTGGTGCGCGGCGAGGATGACCTTGCGCTCGTCCTCGTCGATGTAGCCGTTTTCCAGTGCCTCGCAGAGGATCTTGTCAACCGCCCCGCGCAGCACGGCGGTGCGCATCGAGCGTTCGTAGAGCGCCAGGTTGTCAAGGTCGCCCGGGTTGGCATCCGGTACGAACACGCCGCCGTACATTGCAGCGACATAATCTGGAAAGTGGCTGGTGCCCGCCTGCTGCTCGAGCAGGTGAATCTGCTCGTCCGAGAGCGGCCGGCTACCGGCGTTCTCGTAGAGGTGGTTGTCGAACTTCTTGATGTCCAGGCCCAGGCGCGCCGCGGCGCAATCACGGCCGCCTGGGTAGGCGCAAACCACGGCACTCATCATCTGGCGGCGGGTTTCTAGGATCGGGCGCTTCATGTTCTGGTTTCTCGCTGGGCCAGGTGCCATTACTGTGAAATCACAGCGCCGATATCGCTGGCGCGGCGCCCGTACTGGTCGGGTACATCCGCCACGCCTTCCTTGATGCCCAGCAGCACGGCGGCGCGATGCGACTCGCCGCGGGTGCCCTTCTTCTTGCCGGAAAGCACCTGGTAGCAGGTGAACGGGTCGAGGCCGTGCTCGCGGGCAAATTCCTTGACGGTCTTGCCCTGTTTGGCGAGCCATTCCTTCGCTTGTTTGGGGGTGCGTGTGGCTGGCATGATTCAAAACCATTCAAATGCGTTCAATGTGGCGACAGATTACCACCCGAATGAGTGGTGTCAACGGGAATTTCTATCCAAATGAGTGGTCTTGGCGAACGACTGCGCGAAGAAAGGAAGCGGCTGGGCCTCTCACAAGCGGATTTCGGTGCACTCGGCGGCGTGAAGGCGAACGCCCAGGGCAAGTACGAAGCCGGGGAGCGCAGCCCAGATGCTGAGTATCTGACCGGCCTGTCGGCGGCCGGCGTTGACGTGCTGTACCTGCTCACGGGCCAGCGCACGCCGGTAACGGCTGCGGGGCTCGCCGCCGACGAGAGTGAGGTGCTGAATCACTACCGCTCGATGCCCGACGATGACCGTGCCGCAGTGCGGCGTTTGACCACGGCGCTGGCGGAGTCGGCTGGGCGGTATCGAGTCAATCAAAGCTGATCGAACTTGCTTCGATAAGGGAGAGGTACATGCAGGACGCTGTCATCTTCGCCGCCCTGGTAGCCATGAGCGGCTGGTTCGCCGGCACGATCAATCCATCTGTGGTCGGCCTCGCGGGAAAGCCCCGGATGCGTGTTTTCTGGCTCGGGCTGGCATTCACTTTGGTGCTGCTGACGATTGGCGGCATGCTGGATGCGAAAAGAGGTACCGACGAGGTCGCCGCGATCTTCGGGTTGCTCGGTGCGTTGGTCAGTATTGGCTGGCCTATCTGGGCTGTAGTCGGCCTTCTTCGCCGACGAGGGAAACAAGAACCGGCGGCCGCGAGATCTGATACTCGAACACTAGCACCGCAGCGACGCACTCCAGACCTCACCGCCAAACCCGGCCGCGCAATGCGTACGGGTTGGAGCCTGGGAACTGTGGCCTTCATCTACGAAGACGCTGACGGAGACATCACCCATCGCACTGTCACCATCCACTCGGTCGATTCGACGTACCTGAAGGGTGAATGCCATGACCGCGTTGCAGAGCGAACCTTCCGCTTGGATCGCATCATAGGTGACGTGGTGAACCTAGAAACGGGCGAGATCCTCCGCGCAAAGAGTCTGGCTCGCCATTTCGCCTGAGATATCCAAGGACAAACGGCCTTCGTTGTTCACGCTTCAAGGAGAGATTCGATGAGCTCATCACCAATAGACTTGGACGACCGTCCCCGCGACTTCGGCGATCGCCTCCTCGAGGAGCGCAAGCGCCTCGGGCTGCAAGTGCACGAACTGGCGCACCTGGCTGGCCAGACCGACTACATGCAGAAGCGATTCGAGAATGGCACCTCGGTGATGCCGATCGACTACCTGCAGGCGCTGGCCGCGCACACCGAAGTTGACGTGTTTTACATCGTCACCGGCATTCGCAGGCTTTGATACCACTTGGACCAGGACGTACCCATGCGCAAGTTTCTGCTCGGCCTGCTTCTGGCCAGCCCCCTCGCCCTCGCCGCCCCGCCCAAGCTGATCAGTGCCGAAGAGTTCGGCACCGACTGGCCTTTCACCACCGAGGAAATGCACCTGCAGTGCCTGCCCGGCAATGCCGTGGTGGTCACCGATCCGGAAACGGGGCGAATGTATGGGTTGAACGGCCCAGCGAATGCGAAGGCTCGGCAGCTTGGGCTGGAACCGCTGAATGATGTGTGGGCTGAAAGCAAAAGCACCCCAGGACTAAAGCAGAGCGTTGGCCCCGTGATCGAGGCCGGCCTCAAGCTCTGCCGCTAAGGCGCTTGGGTTCTCCGCAAACGGGGGTACGGTCATTTTTCCGTACCTACAGGAGTGCCTATATGAGCAGTAAAGCCAACCTACCGATCGCCCCCATCACAGACCAGGAACGGGAGGTGCTGCGCCTGTTCCGGCTGCTCTCCCCCCGAGACCAGCAGCACCTGCTGCGTCTGCTCGATGCGTTGGAGCAAGTACCGGAGTAGGAGGCGAATACTAAAAACCCGGCGCTTGGCCGGGTTTTCTTTTACATGCACATGGGCACGTCGCCCTGCTCTGCCCACTCTTCATCGATCAGCTCCCAGGCGGAGCGAGCGGGCTCTGGCGGCGGCGGTGGCTCGGTCAGGCGCTGGCTTGCTGTATCCGTTTCCATTCCCGCTCCACGGCGCGCACGGCGCTCGATTTCTCGGCATATAGATGGACCAGGCGCTTGGGGTTGGTCTGGTCGCCTTCGGTGAGTTTGTGCTGCTTGCCGGTTTTGGCGTCGCGGTACCAGGCGAGCACGCCGGTGTAGTTGCCGGCCTCGGCCAGGTCGGCGATGTCGTCGGCGTCCGGCAGCTTGGATTCCAGCTCGAGCGAGGTGGTGTAGCTGTCCGGCGTGAATGAGTGCCGCACGTTGGCGCCGAGCCAGACCACAGCGTCGATGTCGGCCTTCACGCCGATCAGGCTGTAGGTGAGTTCAGGGATCAGGTCCGGGCGGCCCTTGGCCAGGGTGTAGCTGAGCGTGGCGGTGCCGCGCTGCAGGCGGGACCACTCGGCGCGGGCGGCGCGCAGGGCGGCCTCCTGGTCAGTGTAGGTGTGGCGCAGGTCCTTGAGGTTGTCGCCGCCGCCGGCGATGGCTTCCTTCTTCTCCGCGCTGTTGAGCTCGTAGTAGTAGGCGCGCACGCCGCTGTAGCTGTCGCGGTCGGCCTGCAGGTAGCGGTGGCCGTCGCCATCGGCGCGGGTGAGCGTGATGTGCGGCAGCGAGGCGCCGCTGGCGGTGGTGCTTTTGCCGGCCGGCATGAACAGCAAGCGCCCGGCCTTGATGCTGGCGATGGCGTCGAACTGCTGGCCGAGGCGGCTGAGCAGGTTGGCGTCGGATTCGTTGGCCTGGTCCACCTGGGCGAGCTGGATGACCGACAGCGCCGCACTGATCACCGGGCTGAGCCCGTAGGCAGCGGCCACGGTCTGGATGATGGCGCCGAGCGTCTGCCCGCTCCAGCTGCGTTCCTTCTTCGCTTTGAGCCCCTCGCGCAGGTCGGCGCTGCGGGCGCGGATGGTGAGCATGTCCGGCGCGCCGCTGTGCTCGACCTCGTCCACGGTGTAGCTGCCCTTGTCCACCAGGCCGGTGTCATGCCAGCCGAGCCACAGGCGCACCACGGCGCCGCGTGGCGGGATGGCAAGCAGGCCGTCGTGGTCGCTGAGGCTGATGCTGAGCTGGTCGGCCTCCATGCCGCGGTTGTCGGTCAGCTCGATGCTGATCAGCCGCCGCTCGATGGCGCTGGTGATGTCCTGCCCGTTCACCATCACGCGACAGATCGGCTGCGGGTAGGCGGTGGCGTCGCGGTACTTGTCCGCGGCCTGCTGGGCGTAGCCCTTGGCCTGGTCGAGCAGGCCCTTGCCCTGGGTGAGCAGTTCCTCGATCACAGCAGCCTCCGCAGGAGGTTGCCGCCGGCGGCGATGGCGCTGCCGAGCAGATCCACCCGGCCGTCATCGATGCGTTTGAGCGTGAGGGTGAACTCAATGCGCCGCGCCTGGCCGTCGCGGAAGAACAGCGTGCGGGTTTCGCTCAAGGACTCGATGATCCAGGTGCCGTAGATCTTCCCGGTGCCCTCCACCAGCGGCCACGCCTTGCCGGTGTCAGCCATGGTGCGCAGCGTGTCGAGGCTGAGCTGGGTGCCGGCCAGCGCGGGCAGCAGTACACCCGGCAGGGTGATGCTGTCATCGCCGCGCCCCAGGTACTGCCGCGCCGGGTTGGTGCCGATGCGGCTGGTGGAACCGTGGCGCCATTCCGTCTGGCGCTGGAACTCCTGATAGGCCAGGGTCTCCAGCGAAAAGACGAACATGCCGAGGGCCATCATCATGGTCCATTACTCCTGGTCGAATAGGGATGAGCGGGCACGGGCGCCCTTCTCGCGCTCGCGCTTGTCCAGTTCGGCGGCTACGGCGCGGGCGATGGCGTTGGCGTCCTGGCCGGGGGCTGGGTGGATGTTCACGATGATCGGCGCCGGCGTGCTTTGGGCTGCGGATGGCGAAGCTGCACGGGCGGCAAGCGGTGGGCGCGTATCGAACGCAACCGGCTCTGCTGCAGCGGGCATGGCACCGACCGCGGCGCTCAGGCCGATCGCGCCTGCTGCGGTGAGCCGTTTGGCGGTATCGGTCAGCTGCGAAAGCGGGCCGCGTTCACCGGCCTGCAGGCCCTGCTCGAGGCCGGCCATGGTGAAGCCGCCCAGCTCCGCGAACACGCGCGACGGGCTGTGGATGCCGAGCTTTTCCTTGAACCAGCCGATGCTGCTGTCCGCCGCGCCGACCACCGCGCCCTTGACCGCGCCGGCCATATTCTTGATGCCGTTGACCAGGCCCTGCATCAGCATGCCGCCGAATTCAGTGAATTTGCCCGGCAGTTCAACTCCCAGGTAGCCCATCACACCGGCAAAGGCGCTGTAGAACAGACCGAGGGGCGACCAGTTGAGGATCAGCGAGCCTACCCCGGTCAATCCTCCCGACACGGCGGTTTTCATTTCGTCCATCACTGACTGGTAAAAGCCCGCGATCTGGCTGAAGGCAGCGGTGAAAAAACCGATGATCTGCGCTGTCCCATTCCGGAATACGCCGGAGATCCAGCTCACCAGCCCCTCAAAGTACGGCCCGACCTTGTCCCAGTTGCGGTAGATGACATAGGCGGCAACGGCTAGTGCAGCAACCGCAGCGATGATCGCAAGGATTGGCCATAGTGCTCCGGTGGTAGCGACGCTGAGTAGAGCCATGCCGTATTTGATCATGGCAATCGGCCCAAGGATGCTGGCCAGTACCACGCCCAGCGCACCCATGCCACCAACCAACATGCCAAGCCCGGCGGCGGTTTTGACGATCATCGCGACCAGAGCGGGGTTCGCCTTGATCCACTCACCCACGCCGCGAACCACGTTTGTGAGACTTTGAATGAATTCCCGCAGCGGGCCTTCGTTTACGTCGGTGATGCTGATGCCGACCTCTTCCCACGCACTGCGCAGGCCCTTGAGGTCTCCGTCGACGTTATCTGCGCGGGTAGCGGCCATTCTGGCGTTCTCACCAGCAACGTTTTGCATCTCGCTCAGCAGCTTCAACAGCCCACCAGCCCCTTGCTGCGCAACAAGTTCAGCCATGCCGGAACCGGCTTCTTCGCCGAATATGTTCTTCAGGTGGGCCGCACGCTCGATGTTGCCCATATTTGCAGTGGCTGTTGCCACGTCTTGGAGAATATCCGGCAGGGCGCGCATGTTGCCGGCGGCATCACCAACCTTCAGCCCCAAAGCGTCAATCGACTTCTGGGCTGACTTCGCCGGTGCGGACAAACGGTTGAGCATGGCGCGCATGGTGGTGCCAGCTTGGCTTCCCTGAATACCGATATTGCCCAGCAGGCCGGCCATGGTCGCGGCCTGCTCAAGCGACAATCCAAGGCCCTCTGCTGACCCCATGTACTTCATCGTGTCGCCGAGCATCTCCAAGTCAACGTTTGCCCGCGCCGCTGCGCCGGACAATACGTCTGTGACTCGGGTGATATTCCCGCCGACCTCGGGATCGATCTTGAAGGCGCTACTGATGTTCGAGGCGATATCCGCCGTACGGGCAAGGTCGGTGCCGTTGGCCAGCGCAAGGTTGAGCACGTCGCGCATCGAGGCCTCGATGGCCTCTGGCGTGAATCCCGCGCGAGCCAGGAAGGTTTGCCCGGCGCCCACTTCTGTTGCGCTGAAAGCCGTGGATGCTCCGTAGTCACGCGCTTGCTGTTTGAGCATCTTGAAACGCTCGTCGGACTTATCCAGCCGCGTCACCGCTTGCAGCTCGCTCATCTGAGCGCCGTATTCGATGCCAGGCGCGACCATGCGCGCTCCGCCATAAAGCATCGCCGTACCCGTTGCGACCCCAGCCGCGCCGGCGCCGGCCATGCTAGCGGCAAGGCCTTGGTCCTTCTGATATTGAGCCTTGGCTCTGGCTAGGCGCTCCTGTTGCTTAGTAACCGCGGCCAGTTTCCTACGCTGTTGCTCAAGAATGTCGTTCAGCCGCGACTGCTCGGTGCGAAGTTGGCGCGCCTTTTTGCCTAGCCCATCAGTTCCAATCCCAGCCTCGTTGAGCTTGGTTTTGAGCGTGCCCAGTGTCGTCTGGCTGGTCTTGTGTTGCCGCTGCAGTTGATCAAGCTGGGCATCTGCTCCGCGAACGCGGTCCTGGTACTTCTTAATGCTAGCGGATGAGCGGGTGAACGCTTGTTGGGCGGATTGCAGCTTGATCTGTGCTTTCTCAAGCTCGCGGTGGAACTCGGCGGAGTTGCCCTTGCCGTCGATCAGCGCCTTGGACAGCTTGTTGTACTGCGTCTGCGCGGACTTCAGGTTGCCCTTGAGGTTCACGTGCGCGGCGCGCTGCTGCTCAAGCGCGTCGGTGTGCCCGCGCATTTTGGTTTCAAGATCACGCATGGCGCGCGTCTGCTTGGCGATCTCGATGTTGGCGGTGCGGAAGGCGGCGATGTCCCGTTGCTGCTGGTTCATCTCCTTCATCTGGTCGCGGCTGGCCTTGAGTTGTTTAGCCAGCTTGCCGCTACCCTGCGTGATCGCCTTGATCGGCCCGAGGGCCTTGTCGATCAGGCCCAGCTCGACCTCCAGCTTCAGATCACGCGCCATGCTTCACCTCTGCACGCTTGCGGGCGCGCTCGCGCCATTCCATCAGTTCGGAGAGGCCCAGCGGTTCCATCTCCGCTGGGCCCCAGTGAAAGACGATGGCGATATCGGCCATCGCGTCTTCTACGCGTCGAGGGATGCCTCCCTCGCCGACTTCTGCAGCAAAAAACCGGCAACCGCCACGCCGCACTGCAGCAGGTCGGCGGGGTCCATGCGGCCAATCTCAGGGTCAGTGAGGGTCGGGGTGGTGATGCGCGGCAGCACCTTACGCAGCGCGAGGACTTCCATCTGCATCAGGTCAACAAGGGATACACCGCGCAGCTCGCCGGCCATTGGCTTGCGCAGCACGATGCTGGTGATGGTCTGACTGCCACGCACGATGGCGCCGTCCAGCTCGACTGTCTTCTCATTGGGGTTTTCGGCAGGCGCGGCAGTGGCGGCGGGCTGCTCAATGATTTCGGTCTTGCTCATGGGGTTGCTCCTTGGGTTGTAAGTGCTGCCCAAGGTGCCTGTCGCGCGCGCGCGGAGCGAGGAAGTTGCGCTGTAGCGCGGGGCGCTACACGGCGCCGGCGCGCTCGAACACCCAGCACTTGATGCTTTTGCCCGTGAGCCGGCTGTGTTCCGTGCGGTGGCGAACGAAACGCGGCTTGGCGCTGTAACGCATGGCGTCGCGCATTTCACGGGTGAAACGTAGCGCATAGCCGTTGTTGCGCAGCTCGCTGGCCAGATGCGGCAGGTTGATGGCCAGCAGGCGTTCGTCATAGGCGTGGTTGTAGTCCACGCCGCAGCCGTCGAGGTGAGCCAGCGCGGCCCACAGGTCGGCCAGTACATCGGCGGCGGCCGGTGCCGCGGTACCGATGCTGTCCAGCGCCGGGGTTGGCAGGCCCATCGCGCGGGAAACTTCGTCCAGCTGTTGGTGGATCATCACGCGCAGTTGAGGGTCGCGGGTGCGGTACAGCTCTTTGCCCAATGCCAGGCGGTGGCGCGACATGGCGATGCGCTGGGTGGTGTTCGGCGTGCCGGCGCGGGTTGCGCTGCCCTTGGTCCAGTAATCCCACAGGGCATCGTCGCATTCGTTCTGGTAGCGGATGATCTTGTCGCGCAGCTCGGGCTTTACCTTGTTGGGGCTGATCGAGTAGAGCCAGGCGGGGAGTTTTTTCAGCGGAAGGCAGGTCATGCTGCGCTGTTTGCCATCCTCGGCAACTGTCAGGATTTCCTTGATAGTTGCCCCGAACTTTTCCACCAGCTTTTCGTGCTGACCCTGCCAAGACAATCCCATGTTAATGACGATGGGTTTCATCGAAACGAATGGCTCGTTATCGCTATCGACCAGAACAACGGTGTCGCCATAGAAGGGAACGGGGATCAGTTGCTGCGCTGCGCTCATGGCTGTGCTCCTTCAGAGGATTTCGTCGAGGGCCCGTCCGGCGGCGCTGAGTTTGCCCACCAGCGGCTGCAGCAGGCAATGCAGGTGATCGCCGTCGAGCTGCTTGTTGTGGGCCGCAGCGAGCAGTTGCAGCAACAGCTCCATTGCGCCATCGAGGCAGCTCAGTTCCAGGCTCACCTCGTGCAGGCGCTTGAGGTCGGCGAGGATGCCGGCGAGTTCGTTGAGCTGGGTGTCGAAGTGGTTGGCCTTGAGCAGGGCGTTGTCGGCGCCTTGTAGCGGGCTGAGGTGGGCGTGCAGATCGGCGAGGCGGTCGAGGGTGCGGAGGATCATGGTGGAACTCCTTGACTGGTTGGAGTTCGCCACCATTGCTCTCACGCTAATGGAGGCGAACCGTGCGCGGGGTGAGAGACCGGGGTCAAGGAACCCGGCCGGGCCGAAGCCCGCCCACGCACGGCCCGCCATTACGCGGGCACAAAAAAACGCCTTTCGGCGCCGTGCGCCTTGACCTTTACGGGCTCTCACCCCCGTGTCACTGATTTTGCAGCGACGTGCGGACAATAGCGCCGGAGCATCCGGGCGTCAACGGTGCAATATCACTGCACCGTATAGCCTGGCGCCCGGCGCCGGGGTTACAGGCCGATGGCCTTGCGGTGCTCGGCGAGGCGGTCTTCGCCGTTGACCATGAAGACGAAGTTGAGCAGGTCGATCTCGATCTCGACGTTGCCGTCCACGCTGAGCTTGTAATAGGTGCAGGTGGTGGTGATGGAGTGCTCGGTGTCTTCACCCGACTCGGCATCGCCGAAGTCGATCTCCTCATGCCGGCCGCGGGCAACTACCTCCACGGCGGTCACGGCGCCGGTATCGTCCTGCTGTACGGAACCGGCCCAGCGCAGCATCACGCCGTCCGCCTTCACGGCGCCGAACTGGCGCAGCACGGTCAGGTCCCAGCCGCCGAGGGTCCATTCGATCTGGATGCCATCGTCGCCGTGGCCCAGGTCGACCTTCACCGGGCCGTCCATGCCAGCGCCGCGCCATGCTTCCAGCTTGCGGCTGAGGGTCGGCAGGGTGACGGATTTGCACTGACCAACGTAGCTGCCGCCGTCGTTGAACAGGTTCATGTGCTTGAGTTTCTTGGGCAGGGCCATGGCTGGGCTCTCCTACGGCGCGGCCGGGGCCGCGCGGGTCAATGGGGGTCAGGCGGTAATGCCGGCGGCGAAGTCGACCAGATAGCGATCGGTGATGCGCTGGCGCAGCAGGAGGTTTTCCAGCGGCGGCACGGGCGTGTAGTCGTAGTCCAGGAACAGCTTGCCGGCCTTGAGGGTGTCCTTGTCGTTGGCCGCCTCATCGAACCAGCACTGCCCGTCGATGATGTAGCCGCCGCGCTTGAGCTCGCGGAACTTGGCGTTGATGCCCTCGGCGATGTCGCGCACCAGGGAGGCGTGCATGGGCTTGTCCACCGCCCAGAAGTGCCCCTCGGCCATGGTGTCTGCCAGCACCTGCGCGGTGCGGGTGTAGTTCTCGAAGGCGAACAGCGGGTCGGAGCTGCAGGTGCGCGAGCCCCAGAAGCGGAAACCGTCACGGCGGATCAGCGTGGTGACTTCGTCGGCATTGAGCAGGCCGGCGTCGGTGGCGGGGTTCTGCAGGTCGAAGTAGATGTCCTTGGAGAGGCCCGACACGCCGTTGACCGGCACGTTGGAGAGGGTCTTGTGCCAGCCCACCTGCTCGTCCAGCTTGGCGCGCAGGCCCAGGGCGCGGGCGATGGCGCTGGCCGGTGCGTTGGCGTTCGCCACGGTGTCCCAGGAAACGAAGTCCGGCCAGATGAGCATCAGCTCACGCGCACCGAAGCCGGCGCGGTAGGCAATGGCATCGCTGACGGTCTCGCAGCCGTAAGCGCTGGCATAGGCGAAGCCGCGCAGCTTCTCGGCGATCGCTACCAGCTCGGTGGTGACCGGCAGCGAATCGAGCCCGGGCACGCCGAGGATGCGCGGTTTGACGCCGAGCTGGGCCTCAGCAGCCAGCAGGGCCTTCATCCCCAGGTATTCGCCGGTTGGGCTTACGCCGCCGATGATGTTGCTGGTGGTCGCGGCCTCGTCGGCGCCCTCTTCCACGCGCACCACAACGGTGACGGGCGACGCCTGGTCGGCGATGGCGTCCAGGCTGCGCGCCAGGGTGCCCAGCTCACCGGCGGAGCCGGAGGCGGTGAGCACGTCAGTGAGCAGCACGGGCTTGTTGAGGGGGAACTTGACCGCATCAGCATCCGACGCGGTGCAGACCATGCCCACCACGGCGGTGGAAACGGTGCGAATGGGGCGGGTGCCTTCGTTGATTTCGAGGACGCGGACGCCGTGATGGTAATCGGTGGCCATGGGGTTGAGGCTCCTGGGACGAGTGCCAGATCAGTGAGCCTTGAGGGTGACGCGCGCGCGCAAGGGGCGCACGCGGCGGGCTGTGTAGCGGTGGGGGCTACAGCACGGACAAGAAAATGCCCCGACTGGCGGGGCTGGTTCTGACCATTGCGAGGTGGTGCGCGGGATGGTCAGGCATTGTTGCCGACGCCTGCCACTGCCGCCTCGATCGCGGCGATGGTCTGCTCGGCCAGCTGCTGTGCCTGCTCGACCTCGCCGACGTCCATCAGTGTGCGGATCTGCTCCTTGGCGGCCAGCCGTGTTTCGCGGATGACATACAGTGCCTCGGTGTACGCCGCGGCCTCGGCCAGGATGCTGTCCGCTGCCTGCTGCGCCGTGCGGCCGTTGATGGCCCAGGCGGCGACGGTGCGAGGGACTGCGTCTGCTGGGTAACCGGCGTCAGCGAAGGCCTGCGCCTCGATGCGGGCGCGGTCGTATTCGACGGCGCGTAGAGGGTCGCCGGCCACTCGGGCGCGGGCGGCATCGGCGGCGGTATCGACGCGGGTGCAGAGTTCGTCAGCCGATGGCATTACGGACTGGGGCGCCGTGAACACCTTGCCGTCCCAATGCCAGCCCGGTCCACAGCCGCCAGCCTGGCTAACCTGCTGCCAATGCAACGACGGATGGAAGCGCCCAGCCGGGTCCAGGTCCGTGATTTCCGCCACGGTGCCATTTTCGATTCGTGCCCACATAGTCGTTAGCCCCATTTGATAATCACCCCGCCTATTGCGCCCTGACCGCTCTGCGATGCGGCGGACGAAACGCCGCCGCCGCCGCCGCCAGGCCATTGCCCGTTATGTTGAGCAGCATCGAACGCCCCCAGCGAACACACACCACCTGGCGCAAGCGGCGAGTCTCCGCCCGATCCGCTGCGCTCAGTAGATGAATTGGCCGAAGGGCTGCCCGGCCCACCATTCACGTTTAGCATGCCACCCGTACCTTGCCCACCTTGCCCGCCGCTGTTTGAAGTCGAATTACCATTTCCACCCGTCGCGGATAGGTAAGCGCCAAACGATGATGTTCCACCGTTGCCGCCATTTGCAGCGCTAGTTACTGCTGCCCCTCCTGGCCCCACTGTTACCGGAACGCTTGCGACACCTGTCAGATCCACTATTCCGCTAGCCATTCCGCCCGCACCACCAGACGGCGCGACTGCTGCTGTGGATGTCTTGCCGCCTGCTCCTCCGCCGCCGACAACCTGGACCATGGCGCGGCGCCTGCCGCTGCGGAGTACGGCCGGAACGACGTAAGTATGGCTGCCTGCCGTCCTATAAACAGTCAACCCGCTGGCAATACTCCCCGGCAACTCCGCCTGGCCGACACACCACCATTTCCCCGCGCCATCACTGCGCAGCCGCAGGAAGTCGCCGGCGAACAGCAGTTCGGTCGTTGCTTGCCCGGCGGCCTCGGCCGTTGTGTCGAGCATGAGCTTGTCGCTACCGCTCGCGGCGATCACTAATGCGTTGCTGGTCACGTCGGCGCGACGCAGCGTCACCTCCCGAACGCCGAGGGCTGCGTTCGCTGCCGGTAGTGTGAAGGTGCGGTTGCCGCCGGCGGCATCGAGCAGCAACAGGCCAAGCTGGCCCGTTGTGATTGCGGTATTGGCCGACAGTGTCGTTACCGGCCCACGAAGCTGATACTGCGTGTGCGGATCTGCTGCCGCCAGATGCCCGACGATCAGCGAGTCCGCATAGGCCCGGGTCGCCAGCACCACGCTCGGGTCGATTTTCAGCTGGATGTTCTGAGTGCTGCTCACCAGGATGTTGAGGCGTACCACCTGGGTACGGCCGCTGCCCTGGGCGAGTTCGGGCTTATAGGTCGGCGGGCAGTTGGCCACGGCAACCAGATCGCCCGCTTCGTCATATAAACCGATCTCGCGGATCCACCAGCCGCCAATGTCCTCGGGGATGACCTGCTCGGCGATGATGATCGCGCTGTTGTTCGGGTCGATGCTGAGCTGGTTGAGCGGTGCGCGGCGGCGCTCGTTGATCAGCTCTGTCTGGGTGCGGCTCGGCATCGGCTCGGCGCCGTTGGCATCGCCGACGCCGAGCTGGGTGATGTTCAGGTTGACGCCCAGGGCGGTGGCGTTGGCCAGCTTGGCCTCGCCGACAGCGGTGAGCATGGCCATGTATTGCGAGTTCTGGTCTGCCATATCAGCGGATGTCCATGGTGTCGATGACGTGTTCGCGCGCGCCCCAGGCCAGCGTGCCGCCGACCTCGATGTCACGCGATGCGGGTGGGTAGACGGTGAGTTCGTCGCCAGTGGTGAGCGCGGCGCCGATGTGGGCCGTGCCGGTGACGTCCAGGCCGATGGCCAGGCCCACCAAGTGGCGGCTGACGGGCTTGGCGTCGTCGATCAGCCAGGTCAGTTCCTGGTACATCTCTTCGGTGATGCCGGTATCCAGCACGCCGACCAGCAGGCGGAAGGTGCCGGGCGTGCCGAGAGGGGCTTCCTCCCACCACTCGCGCACTTCGATGAGGTAGCCCAGCGGCTCGACCACCCGGCGCAGCGCGCCGATGGTGCCTTTGTGGGCGTGGATGAAGTACGCGGCCTTGATGGCGTCGCGCTTGGCGCGCTCGGGCCAGGCGCTGGACCAGCGATCGACGGAAAACGCCCAGGCGAGGTACGGCAGCAGGTCCACCGGGCAGGTGTCCGGATTCCAAAGGTCGCGCAGCGGCACCGGGACCCGCTGGATCTGCGCGAGCGCATCGGCGGCGAGGCGCTCCAGCTCGCTGGCGTTGGGTGGCAGCAGGCCGAGGCTCGCCATCAGACCTCCGCCACCGTGACGGTGAAGCCAGTGCAGTACGGCGCCTGGGTTTCGGTGGCGACCACGTCGACCCAGCCGGGCAGCTCGACACGCTTGACGCCCTCGATGTGCAGGGCAGCGTCCAAGGCGGAACGGTTGACCTCCTGCCCCAAGCGGCGGCGCTGGCTGACCAGGGCGAGCCCGCGGGCCTCGGCAGCAGCGCGGATCGGCTCAGCCTCGGGGCCGACGGTGTTGAGGTAGAGCACGGCGTTGACGCTGTAGGGCAGCACTTCCGCGCCTTGAACGGTGAGGCGGTCGGCGACCGGGCGGCGGTCTTCGTCGCTGAGGTAGGCATCCACCGCGGCGAGCAGCTCGGCATCGGCGCTACCGTCGCCCAAGGCGCTCTGCACGGTGACGATGACCTCGGCCGGGTTTGGGCTGATACAGGAGGCGTCGGCCACACGGCCATCGGCGCTGCGCGCATGGAAGATGTAGGCGTTGCGCGGGCCGGCGGTACTCAGCCCCTCCATGGCCATCTGGATGCGCTCGCGCATGGCCTCGTAATCCTCCACCACCGCGGGCACCGGCGGCACGGCGTTGGGGTTGGCCGGGGTGATGGTCAGACGCTCGACATTGAAGCGAGCGCCGATCTGCTCCAGGTCCGCGCCTTTGGCGAACGGCAACATGACGGCCAGTGCGGCTTCGTTGACGCGCTGCCGCCAGAGGGTCTCGCGGTAGGCGTTTTCCTGCAGCAGCTTGGTGAGCGGTTCGGATTCCAGCGCGAGGGTGGCGGCGACCACGGCCTGCTTGTCGGCTGGCCAGAGGCTGATGGCGAAGGCCTTGCGCTCGGCGAGGATGGCTTCGTAGTCGATCGGCTCGACCACGTCGGGCGTCGGCAGCTGGGCCAGATCGATGGGGGCAAATGTGCTCATGCGGCGGCTCCCAGGGTGAGCGGCACGCGCAGGCTGAGCGGCTCGTTGCTGTCGGTGCGGCTGCCTTCCACGTCCAGATAGGCCTGGCCGGGCTGCTCGCCGAGGCTGAGCTGCACGCGGCTGAGGCGGATACGCGGCTCCCAGCGCATCAGCGCCATGGCCACGGCGGCGTAGGCCTGCAGGCGGGTGGCGTCATTGAAGGGGGCGTCGATCAGGTCCGGCAGCAGGCTGCCGTATTCGCGGCGCATGACGCGGCTGCCGATCGGCGTGGTGAGGACGTCGGCGATGGATTGCGCGAGGTGCCCGGCGCCAGTGATAGCGCGGCCAGTGGTGGCAGCGAGGCCGATCATTGCGGCGCCCCCGTGTTGCTTGGGCCGCTCTGCACGCCGCCGTGTACGTGGTTGACCAGGCTGATGCCTGCTGCAAGCACGTCTTCGCTGACGGTCACGGTGCCGGTGATGTCGACATTGCCGAGGATGGTGACCCCGCCGGGCGCGGTGAGCTCAGCCTTGCCGCCGGCGGGCAGCGTGGCGCTGAGGGTGTGGGTGGCGTGGTCGTAATCGATCACAGCCCCGTCCGGGTATTTTCGGCGGCGCACGGTGGCGCTGTTCGACGGTGCCGGACGTTGCTGTGAGTAGAGCCCGACCAGGGCGACGCCCAGGGCCGGTTCGCCGCTAGGCGCGACGAGAATGCACTGCTCGCCGACCGTGGGCGGGTCCCAATCGCTGCTGTCACCCGCGCGCAGGGCGAGCCATGGCAGGTTCGGCACGCTGAGCCCTCCGGTGCTGACGGTGCAGCGCGCAGCCTGATGGTCCACCGCGGCGATGGTGCCGAGGCGGATCAGGTTTTCGAGGCGGCGCAGGAGGTCGGTGATATTCATGGCCCCATGCTGGCGTTCGCGCGCGCGGGGCGCATTCGCGGGGCTGTGAAGCGGCTGGCGTTACAGGGTTAGCGCACCAGGTGCTCGAGCAGGCGCTCGCGGATCAGCTCGAGATCCGCGTCGGTGAAGCCGAGCAGCTCGCGGCGGGCGTACTGCACATCCGGCGCGCCGGGGGCTGGGCGATCACGCAGGCCGTACTGGTGGATGCGGGCAATCCGTGACAGGCGGCCGGCGAAGCCGATGGCGATGGTGCTGGCGTCGCTCTGCAGGCGCAGGTAGCGGGCGGTGCGCAGCTTGGTGAACATCTGCCGCTTGCGCTTGATGCGCCCGGCCTTGGCGCGTAGCTCCTGCCGGGGCTTGCGCGGGGCGAAGGGAGTGCCGTCGGCGTTGCGCTGGGCAGCGATGCGCTGCTGCTGGCTGCGGCGCAGGTCGCGGGCGATGGTGCTGGTGACCTTGCGGCGCTCGGCCGGCTGCAGTTGGGCGAGCAACGCGCCGGCCCAGTCCTCGAGGGCGCGCAGGTCGTCAGCCATTGCCGCCCCACTCGGCGAGCAGCTCGCCATCTGGTGTTTCCACGCGCATGGCCGGTACCAGGAACAGTTCGTCATCAACCACTGGCTCTGCCGGGTGGGTGACCTGCAGGGTGCCATCGGCCTGGCGCTTGACGATCACGCGCTCGGTGAGCGGCAGGGTGATGGACAGGTCCACCTTGCTGTTGTCGAGGATGTCCGCCTCGAACTTGATGGCGTCCCTGCCCCGCTCCTGGTTCTCCATCAACTCGCGCTGATTGACCAGCACCCAGGCGAACAGCGGGATGGCGACGGCATCCGGATGGCCGGCGAAGTCGGTGAGGATCAGGTTGAGCGTGTAGCTGTATTCGAACGACAGGCCGGGCGCGGCGGTGCTGCGCAGGCTGCCGTTGTCGATGAAGACCAGCAGGCGGTCGGGGTTGCGCTTGAGCTCAGGGATGGCGGCCAGCAGGTGGGCGCGCAGGGATTCGGGCTTGTTCATGGCTGGGGGCTGCGCTGGTTGTGGTCGACGATGATGTCCACCTTGGCGGCGCACTCGCCCCAGGCGCCCATGAGGTAGTCGCTGTCGTCGCTCAGCTCGCCGTTACTGGTCGGCGCCGCCGGGTCCAGCGTGCAGCGCGTCACGACCGGACAGCCACTGACGGTAACCTGCGGCTCCGGTGATGGCGGGACGTTGGTGCAGCCGGCGAGCAGCATCAGGCAGAGGCTGAGCAGCCCAAGTCGCATGGGTTGGGTCTTCACGGCGGCGTTCCTTCTTCTTGAGCTGATCGGTGGCCTGCGCCTGGCGCAGGTTGCTGAGGGTTTGCTGCAAGGCGAGCTGGTCTAGGCGCTGGGTGGCTACCTCGCCACTGAGGCGGGTGATGGTGGCGGCCTGGCGGGCGTTGCGCTGCTCGGCGGTTTGCAGGCGTTCGGTGGCGAGATTGGCGCGGGCGTTTGCCGCGTCGATGCGCTGAGCCTGGAAGTTCACGGCCACCAGCAGCGCCACGATCACTCCCGCTACAGCCAGCCAGACTTTGGCGCTGGTCATTGGCGGTACCACCCGGCGAGGTTCATGGCCGCTTCATTCTGCTGGCGAACCTCACCGACCAGCACGAGGCAGCGCACACCCGGCACCGCGACGTGCAATGCCTCGGCGAACTGCTCGGCCAGCTGCGGCGGCGTGTCCGCAGGCAGCTCGAACACATCGCCATCCTGGGGGCTGTGCTTGCGGATCTGCTCGAGGTCGATCATGCCGCCCGCTCCTGCTCGCCAGCGAACTGGGCATAGGCCCGGGCGAGCTTCACGTCGTAGAGGTTCCTGGCGTAGGCCGGGCCGTTGTAGCGGCGCGCGAACTCGGCCCACTTCCGGCCCTTGAGCGCCTTGTGCAGCGCGGGGTCGGTTTCGATAAAGGTGACGAACGCGTCGAGCTGCGCGGCTTCGGACAGCGCCATGGTGTCGGCGAAGTGCCGGGCGTCGTGGTAGCCGAGGCGCTGCCAGTGGTAGCCCATGATCTGGAACAGACCCCAGCTGGCGGACTCCAGCGCGGCGACCGCATGAATCTGCTGCGCCTGGGCGAGGCGTTGATGCTCGGCGGTGCCGCCGATGTAGCCGCCGGCCTTGCGGTTGATCAATGCGGGATGCTTGGCGGAGAGTGCATCGGCCTCCGCTTCGCTCAGGCCGTTGGCCTGCAGGCGGGCGTGCATGACGTGCCGTTCGAAGAGGATCACCGGGCGGCCATTGCTGGCGAAGCCCTCTCCCCTGCTTTCCACCTGGTTGACGGCCATGACGCTGGCCAGCGCCACGCCGAGGCGGTCGGCGGCCTGCTGCAGATTCTGCCGCTTGAGTAGCTTGGAGGTGTCGCGGCCGGCGAGCGCGGCCAGGGTTTTTGGCCCGGCGACGCCATCGTCCACCAGGCCGGCGCGGCGCTGAAAGGCAACAACGGCGCGCTCGGTCTGCTCGCCGAAGTCGCCGTCCACGGCTACAGCGAAGCCGGCCAGCGTGAGCGCGGCCTGCAGGTTGCGCACGGCGAGGCCGCGCGAGCCGATGATCAGTAGTTCGCTCATACGCTTTCCACCTTACGCTCGAACAGGCGCTTGGCACCGGCGCGAACGCCCTCAGCGCCGATCAGGCCGATGATGCCGCCGAAGAACGGGGCGTATTCCTGCGGAATGCCAAACAGCGCCAGACCATTGCTGGCAGCCAGGGTGATCAAGCCGCAGACGACTGACTCGATGGCGATGCGGCGCAGCGATCCGCCGCCGAGCATTAGCCGCGAGCCGGCGATGCCCATAGAAAGCGCCGCGGCATAGATGATGGGGTAGTTCTCCTGTACCCAAGCGGCCAGACGCGCCAGGGTTTCCGGTTGGTCATGCATGCGCTTCATTCCACTGTCCGTTGAGCGTGAGGGTGTTGATGTGCTGGGCGACTTCGCCCAGCTGAGCCGGGCTGTAGCGTTGCGGCATGGGGAAGCCGAGCGCGGCGGCGCAGAACTCGCTGCAGAACCAGCGGTGGCGGCTGTGCAGGCCGACCGGGAGCAGCTGGCTGCCGAACAGGCCGAAGAAGTCGTAGCCCTGCCCGGCGTTGGCGCGGAACACACGGGCGATCTGGCGATAGTCCGCCCAGGGCAGCGGGATCAGGTCCCAGTGCTCGAGGTTGAGTTCGATGTGCTTGGCGCGCACGCCGCCGTCCATGGCCGAGGCGGAGAGCCAGCGGCCGTCGGACAGGACCAGTTCGCAATGGCTGTACCTGGAGCGCGTCCAGAGACGGACCAGGCGGTTGAACAGCGTGCCGCGGCCCTTGTAGAGGGCGAGGTAGATCAGTCCCATAGGTTCACCACTTGGCGTTGTTCGGCGCGCACGGCCTGTTCCGGCAGCTGGATCAGCGTGCCGTGGGGAATGACCGGGCCGAGGTCGGCCAGGCCGGGGTTGGCGTCGAGCACCTGCTCGACCACGCCGGCGGTGCGCCCGTAGTGCCGCCAGCAAATGGCGTCTACGGTGTCGCCCTGCTGGGCGCGCAGGCTGGCCATCAGATGAGTTCCACGGTGGTGTGGGCGATGCCGAGGATGTTGCGGATGGCCCAGCGGGCATCGCGGCGGTATTCGTCGGCGGTCGGGGTCAGGGCATCAGCACGCTCGGCACCGTCGCCGGTGGCGCTGTAGTCGCGCATGCGCTCGGCCAGCTCGGCGCCGGCGCTGCAGGCGATGGCGCGGCGGTAGAGGTGCACGAGATAGCTCTCGCCCTGGAGCTGGGAGGCAGGCACGGCGGCGAGGCTGGCGTGGCCCTCTTCCTCGCGGGCGCGGCGGTAGAGGCTCAGCTCGCGGTTGACTTCGATCAGGGCGTTGACGGCGGCGACCTCGAGGCGGGCATCGGTCACGCTGCCGTCCAGACGCAGGGCAGCGCGCAGCTGGGCGCCGTCCAGGTCGGGGAACCAGCCGTCGTTGATGATGGGGAACGGGTCGGCGGCTGCGGGGGCGTTGGTGGCGATGAAGGCGCTCATGGTCGCGGCTCGAATAGGTCGGCGGTGGTCGGGGCTTCACAGCTGGGCCAAGGAGAAACCTGCTGATCGGCCCCGAGCCGCCGGGGTGCGTGGGGACGCTCGGTTAGCTGCCGGTGGCAGCGTGTTTCTTGAGGAGGCGCTCGACGCGCTCCAGATCCTTCTTGCCACCGCTGGAGCTGTGCAGCTCGATGGCGCGGGCCAGGTGTGTGCGGGCCTCGCCCAGCTGGGCCGCCTGTTCGGCGGTCAGCGCTTCGTCCGGCACCTTGGCCAATACGCGGCCCATCGCCAGGTGCAGCTTGGCGCGGGCTTCGTCTGGCATGTCCTGGTCGCGGGTGAGCTGCTCGGTCTGCTCGAGCACACCGATGGCGAACTCTCCGCCGGCCTTGAGGGCCTTGAGTGCGGCGATGGCGATCTCTTCGGCGAACAGGCAGCCGGTGGTCCGTGCAAAGCGGTCCGGCATGGTCATGTTGTGCTCGAGCACGTAGCGGCCTATGGCGAGGGCGCCGAGGTAATCCCCGGCGTCCAGGCGCCAGACCATCAGGGTGGTGAGCACTTCGTCCTGGGCGCCGCGCCCGGCTGCCAGCACGCCGTCCACGTAGGGCACGTAGGCCGGCAGCAGCTGGGCCTTGAGCGTGACCTTGCCCTCGGTGGACTGGATCTGGCTCAGGCGCAGGCGGTCCTGGTGCAGCTGGGCGAGTTGCAGTTCGTAGGTGGTGGCGCCGGCCATGGTTTGCGCCGGCGCGGTGGCGGCCGCCTCCAGGGCGGCACGCTTACGCAGCTGGTTGATCTGGGCTGGGCTCAGGCTCATGGTCAGACGGCCTCGATGTTCTCGACCAGGGCCACCAGGCCGAAGTCCTCGATGACGTAGGCGTCATTGCTCGACTGGTAGTCGGCGATGCGGTCGTATTCGGGCTCGTCCTTCACGTGCCGGCGGCGCGCACCCTCCTGGAAGTAGATCGACAGGTTGCTGAGGGTGGTTACCAGCAGCTTGCCGTCCGGGAAGAAGGGGGCATCGACGATCGGCAGGCCGGCCAGGCGAGCCTTGGCGATGATCTCGTCGGCGGCCAGCTCTTCCTCGTTGGAGGAACCGCCCTTCTCTACCGCCTTCAGCAGCTTGCCGTGCAGCAGGTTGCGCGAGACGAGCACGACCAGGTCCGGATTGTTGCGGTGCCAGGGTTCGAGCATCTGCACCGCGTCATAGGCGACGCCGTCCAGGGTCTTGTAGTCGCCGGCGGCGCCCACGGTGACCTTGCCGGAGGCGGCAACCACCTCGTCGAGCACGCGGTCCGGCGCACCGGTGCGGATCTTCTGCAACCAGCCGATGTTGACGTCCTGCAGCAGCGGGTTGGCGCCGATGTCGGTGGCCGCAGCGGCAGAGGTCCCGTTAAAGCCGATCATGATGCGGTCCAGCGCCTGGCGCTGGGCGATGGCGGCGGTCAGGCGCGGCTGGAAGTCGGGGAACTTGGCCCAGGCATCGATCAGTGCATAGGGGAAGGCGCTGTCGAAGTTTGTCTGCTTGCAGCTGTAGGCATCCTTGGCCAGGGCGCTGCGGTCGGCCGGGTTGCGGCGGTTGCCGGCTCCGGTGTTGGTGCGGCTGGCGATCGGGCCGTTGACGCCCAGCAGGATGGCCTCACCTTCCTGCTCGCTGACGCCGATGATGTTGATCCGGCCGAGGAAGTCACTCGACTCCTGGATGGCCGTTTCAAGGCTCTGCTGCACGGACGGCAGCACGTTGAACTTGACGATGGCCGAGGTGATGCCGTTGAGCTTGGCGACCTGCTCCAGGTAGCCGTTGAACTTGATTCGGGTTTCGTTGCGCATGGTGTGCTCCAGTGGGCGGGTCGGGGTCAGAACTTGGCCAGTTGCTGGCCGTCGCCGCCCGTGGCCGGCGGACGCTTGAACTGTTCGGGATCGGGGGTGTTGCCGAGTTGCTTGGTCAGCGCCTGCAGGTCACTTTCCAGCTTGGCGAAGCTGGTCTCCAGGCTCTTGCGGGCGGTCTGCTCGGCAGTCAGCGCCTCGGCCTGATCGGCGGAGTGCTTGGCGATGGCTTCGAGGGTTTCGGCCAGCTCGCCGAACTGCTCCTCGGTCTGCTTGCCCTTGCCGAGCAGCTCGCTGACCTTCTTGAACAGGCCCGCGACCTTGGACGGGGTCTCGTCCACCTCTTCGAACTCCAGCTCGGCCGGCTCAGCGGCAGTGAAGAGGTTGTCCTTGTCCTGCTTGCGGCTGGTCAGGGTGCCGTGCTGGGCGCTGAATTGCAGCGCTTCGGTGCCGAGGCTCGCGGGGCTGTCGGTGACAGCCAAGCCGACCAGGTAGGCCTTGCCGGTGTTGGCGAACTTGGGCTGGATTTCCATGGAGGTGTAGATTTTCTGGCCCTTCTTGTTCAGGGCCAGCAGCGCGTCGTTGGGCTGGATCTGCGCGAACAGGGCGAGCTTCTTCTCGCCGTTGATCTCGACCTCTTCGGTTTTCAGGGCGAGCACGTCGCCGTAGGCACCGAACGGTGAGTCCGGGGACAGGCCTTTGATGTGTTCGACGTTGATGCGCGCGCCGTAGGTGTTGGGGCTGTAGCTGGCGGCCATTTCCTCCAGCCAGCTGCGCTCGATGGTGCGACCGTCAGTGGTCGCGCCTTCGACGCCGATGCGGAACATCTTGGAGCGGTACTTTTTGCTGTTGCCGGCCATGCGGGCTGTCCTCAACTGGTGGCTGCTGGGCAGGTAGTGAGGGCATGGTCGGCAGGCCGCGCGGCGCGGGCAATTCGCGCGCCCTGTACTGGCTGGACGTACAGGCCGCCGGAGTAACGACTCGCGCGCGCGAGCGGCAGCATCGGCGCCATGAATGCACCGACCGTTGAAATTCCCGTTCAGGATCCACGCCGCACCGCTCGCCATCTGTACTGGATGGGCTGGCGGGTGACGGATATCGCCGACTTCCTGGAAGAGAAGGAAAAGACCGTCCACTCGTGGAAAGCCCGGGACGAGTGGGACCGCGCGGACAATGTCGAGCGCATCGGTGGCGCGCTGGAGGCTCGGCTCGTGCAGCTGATCCTCAAGGACGGCAAGACCGGCGGCGATTTCAAGGAAATCGACCTGCTGCACCGGCAACTGGAGCGGCAGGCGCGGATCCAGCGCTTCCAGGCCGGTGGTACCCAGGCGGAGCTGAACCCGAACCTGGAGGCGCGCAACGCCGGGCCGAAGAAGCCGCCCAAGCGCAACGAGTTCGACGAGGGCGAGATCGAGCTGCTCGAGGAGGCCTTCCGCGACAGTTGCTTTGAGTACCAGCTGGACTGGTACCGAGCGATCAACATGCGCACGCGGATGATCCTGAAGTCACGCCAGATCGGCGCGACCTTCTACTTCGCCCGCGAGGCGCTGATTGATGCGCTGCTGACGGGGCGCAATCAGATCTTCCTTTCGGCGAGCAAGGCGCAGGCGCACCAGTTCAAGAACTACATGCAGGCGTTCGTTCAGGAGGCGCTGGGCCGGCAGCTGACGGGCGACCCGATCGTGCTGGCCAACGGCGCTGAGCTGCACTTCCTCGGCACCAACTACCGCACCGCCCAGGGGCGCAGCGGCAACTTCTACTTCGACGAATTCTTCTGGGTGCATGGCTTCGACGAGCTGAACAAGGTGGCGTCGGGCATGGCGCTGCACAAGAAGTGGCGCAAGACCTACTTCTCGACGCCGTCGAGCATGGGGCACCCGGCGTACAAGTGGTGGACAGGCGAGCGGCTGAACAAGGGCAAGCCGGCGGCGCAGCACGTGAAGATAGACCTGCGCCACGACACGCTAGCCCCGGGCAAGCTGTGCCGTGAGGACAAGATCTGGCGGCAGATCGTGACCATTCTCGATGCCGAGCGCCGCGGCTGCGATCTGTTCGACCTGGAGGAGCTGCGCTTCGAGTACAACGCCGAGCAGTTCGCCAACCTGCTGATGTGCGAGTTCGTCGACGACGGGGCGAGCATCTTCCCGCTGACGATGCTGCAGCCGTGCATGGTGGACAGCTGGGTGGAATGGGGCGAGGACTACAAGCCGTTCGCGGCGCGCCCGCTGGGCGACCGGCCAGTGTGGATCGGCTACGACCCGGCCGAGACCGGCGACAGCGCGGGCATGGTGGTGGTCGCCCCGCCGGCGGTGCCGGGCGGCAAGTTCCGCATCCTGGAGCGCCACCAGTTCCGCGGAATGGACTTCGCCGCCCAGGCCGAGGCGATCCGCCAGGCCTGCAACCGCTACTGGGTGACCTATATCGGCGTCGACGTGACCGGGCTGGGCTCGGGCGTGGCGCAGCTGGTCCGCCAATTCTTCCCCAACGTGACCACCTTCAGCTACTCGCCGGAGGTGAAGACGCGCCTGGTGCTTAAGGCCTATGACGTGATCCGCAATGGCCGGTTGGAATTCGATGCCGGCTGGACGGACGTGGCCAGCTCGCTGATGGCGATTCGCAAGACGATCACGGCCTCGGGCCGCCAGATGACCTACACCGCCGGGCGCAACGACGAGACCGGCCACGCCGACCTCGCGTGGGCGCTGTTCCACGCCCTGCACAACGAACCGCTCGAGGGGCAGACCTCGGCGAACACTGGATTCATGGAGATCTGCTGATGAGCGAACTGACCACCGCCCCCGCCGCTGGCGTGGAGGCTTTCACCTTCGGCGATCCGCTGCCGGTGCTCGATGGGCGCGAGCTACTCGACTATCTGGAGTGCTGGCTCAACGGGAAGTGGTACGAACCGCCGCTGTCGCTGGATGGGCTGGCGAAGTCGACCAGGGCGAGCGTTTTCCTGCAGAGCGGGCTCAATTTCAAGCGCAACATGCTCGAGCGCACCTTCATTGCGCATCGCCTGCTGAGCCGGCAGGCGTTCGGCCAGTTCGCGCTGGACTGGCTCTGGTGCGGAAATGCCTACCTGGAACGGCGGCGCAACCGGCTCGGCCAGGCGCTGGCCCTGCAGCCGACGCTGGCGAAGTACATGCGCCGCGGTGCGGATCTGGAGACCTACTTTCAGGTGCGCGGGTGGAAGGATGAGCATGAGTTCGAGCGCGGCAGCATCTGCCACCTGCGCGAGGCGGATATCAACCAGGAGGTGTACGGGCTGCCGGAGTGGCTGTCGGCGCTGCAGTCGGCGCTGCTGAACGAGTCGGCCACCCTCTTCCGCCGCAAGTACTACCAGAACGGGTCGCATGCCGGGTTCATCATGTATATGACCGACGCGAGCCAGAATGAGGCGGACGTCGACGCGCTGCGCCAGGCGCTGAAGTCGGCCAAGGGGCCTGGCAACTTCCGCAACCTGTTCGTCTACGCACCGAACGGCAAGAAGGACGGGCTGCAGCTGATCCCGGTGAGCGAGGTGGCGGCGAAGGATGAGTTCGGGTCGATCAAGAACATCAGCCGCGACGATCTGCTCGCCGCGCTGCGCATCCCGCCTCAGCTGATGGGCATCGTGCCGACCAACGCCGGTGGGTTCGGCTCATTGCGCGAGGCGGCGGAGGTGTGGGCCGTCAACGAGCTGGAGCCGATTCAGGCGCGGCTGGCTCAGGTGAATGAGTGGCTGGGGGATGAGGTGATACGGTTCAAGCCGTTTGAGTTGCCGGCGAAGAACTGAGCCGAAGCTGTAACGAAGAAAGCCGCCCTTGAGGCGGCTTTTTTTGTGTCTGGAGGCCCTGAAAAGAGCTGTTTACTAGCTAGCAAGACCCCAGCAAACCATAGCAAAAACAGTGCTTCGAGTCCATCGATAAAAGTGCTGCGCGCCAGTATTCATGCGGGTTTCAGCTCATTACCGAGAGTGCTCTCCACCACACTGTATCGGTAGCTGATGCCGACATGGTGAATGTGCGTTTCATCGATCGTCGGGCTCGGATCGGTGAGGCTTAGGCAGAACATCCGTCCATGGGTGTCACCTTCTCCGCCACCAACCACCTCAAGCCTGCCGAGGACATCGCCGCCCCGGTCGTATGGGTCGACCTTGCCGTCCTTCACCGTTACCAGCCTCGCGGCGCCATTGCCGCTGACCAGCTCGTAGATCCCGTCGCGAATAGCCATGTGCCCTCCTGGTGCGCGGCTGAGCCGAAACCGTAGCGCAGCCGACGCGGCGCCGCCAGCACCCCCAATCCGCACCCGGCGCGCGCCGTCGTCCCCCCACCACGCCTGCGGGCTAAACCTATGGCATTTTCCGCACCCCTGCGGGATGGCCGAGAGCGGCCCAGGCTGCGCGCTGGAGAGGCGTTTTCGGTGACCGGCACCCCTGCGAAACCCTGCACAGTAGGCCCCTTTCTGGAGCGCCTGCGGAGCTACCCGAGCCAACCGATTTCAGAGGCGAATTCGGAAATGGGTAATTTTGGTCAGGCCCTTCCGAAATGCGGCTAGAGGCCCCGTATTTGCTGGGCTCGCCCGCTTACCTTCAAAGGTAATTTCGGGTAAGGCAAAAGGTAATTTTTCTGTAAGTGCTTGATTTTAAAGGGCTGGAGTTTTTTGGAACATGACCATCTGATTAGGTAAGTTGATTACCTCTGAATTACCAAAAAATTACCTTTAAGAACCGATCCTAACCTACTGACAGAAAAGGCTTTTCGGCTCACCTCAAAAGGAAATTACCAAAATTACCCGTTTTCGATGGGTCAAGATAAAACGCGGAGTTCGCTGGCTGGGGGGCGTTCTCGTTGCGTACACCAGTTCTCTTTGGGAACACGCTGGGAACGATCACACCCACATTCGCGCAACCTCAGATACGCGAAAGCCCCGGAATTCGGGGCTTTCAGCTTGTTACATGGTGCGGACGGAGAGACTCGAACTCTCACACCTTGCGGCGCCAGAACCTAAATCTGGTGTGTCTACCAATTTCACCACGTCCGCCAAGCGGGCTTAAACGAAAACGCCAGGCAGCGCCTGGCGTTCTCTGGAATATGGGGTGGACGAAGGGGATCGAACCCTCGACACCAGGAGCCACAATCCTGTGCTCTACCAACTGAGCTACGCCCACCATATTACGCTTTGCTTGTGCCAGAAGCCCGAAATGGCGCACCCGGCAGGACTCGAACCTGCGACCATCCGCTTAGAAGGCGGATGCTCTATCCAGCTGAGCTACGGGCGCTTTTATCTGCATTCTGTTCGGAGCGCAGACTTGAAGCTCCGGCCGTTGAAGAAGCTGTTTCTTCTAAGCCATCTTACCCAGCAGCAGGCTGTGCTCGACAAGCGGGGCGAATGTTATAGAGGCTCCAAACAGTCGTCAACAGCAAATTCAAAAAAATTTCAGTTAGATAAAGGAGTTACAACCGCCGTTAGCCGGTTCGCCTTTGCCGTACGACCATGGCATGCGAGAATACGCGCCCTTTCCTCGTCCTCTCCAATGGTTAATCAAGCGTCATGACCGCAAAACTGATCGACGGTAAAACGATTGCTGCCAATATTCGCCAACAGATTTCTGGTCGTGTTGCCGAGCGCCGTGCCCAAGGGCTCCGCGCGCCCGGCCTCGCCGTGATTCTCGTGGGCAGCGACCCGGCCTCCCAGGTATATGTGGCGCACAAGCGCAAGGATTGCGAGGAAGTCGGTTTCAACTCCGTTGCCCATGACCTGCCGAGCGATACCCGCCAGGAGGACCTGCTGGCTCTGATCGATCAGCTGAACGACGACGCCTCCATTGACGGCATCCTGGTGCAGCTGCCGCTGCCAAAGCACCTCGATGCGTCGCAACTGCTCGAGCGCATTCGTCCGGACAAGGACGTGGATGGATTCCACCCCTACAACGTTGGCCGCCTGGCCCAACGTATGCCGCTGCTGCGCCCTTGCACCCCAAAGGGGATCATGACGCTGCTGGAAAGCACAGGGGTCGACCTGCACGGTCTGGACGCCGTAGTCGTGGGCGCCTCCAATATCGTCGGCCGGCCAATGGCGCTGGAGCTGCTGCTCGCCGGCTGCACCACTACCGTGACTCACCGCTTCACACGCAATCTGGCCGAGCATGTACAGCGTGCCGACCTGGTAGTGGTCGCCACCGGCATCACTGGGCTGGTCAAGGGCGAGTGGATCAAGCCCGGCGCAATCGTCATCGACGTCGGCATCAACCGCCAGGCCGACGGCCGCTTGCTCGGCGATGTCGAGTTCGAGCCTGCCAGCGAACGCGCGGCGTGGATCACTCCGGTCCCGGGCGGCGTGGGCCCGATGACCCGTGCCTGCCTGCTGGAAAATACCCTGTACGCTGCAGAACATTTGCACGACTGA